AGACAAACTGTTAAATTAATATTTTCTAATGATGAAGCTATAAGAATAGGAGATACTAAAATAGTAAGATTTAGATTTGAATTTCATAGCGAATTTTTAGAAAAAAATATGATTTTCTTTTTTAGGGATGGTAATACAAAAGGTGTTGGTGAAGTAATTTCATTAATAAATTAATCATCTTTTGGAATTGCAAGAATCTCATTAACTTGTTCTTTGTAAGTCATTAATCTCACACGGCAACAATATCTTCTTAAATTTAAACTACTAATTAATTTTGTAATTTCTTCCTCCTTCTTAGCATTATCATATTTAGGATTATCACAAATATTAGCTTTATTTTTCTTATATTCCATAACTTTACTACCTAAACAATAACCACAAGTAGGACATGATAAATATAACATTTAATTAATATATGTTATATTTATTTTTTAAATTAAATATCAATTTTTTTATCTAAATTTTACTTTCTTTATATAGCAAATACTAAAATTAAAAATTTTTTTTCCCTTCACCGCATTCCTCTCGACAAACAGGACATAAATAACTATATTCTTTTAACCATTCCATTACACAATCCTTATGAAAAGTATGCTTACATGGTAATTCAGCTAATTCTTCATTCTTACATAATTTTCCCATACAAACTGTACAATTAAAATCCAAATCTTTATCTGACTTAAAATATTTTATTTTCTTTTCATCATTATCAGATATTGTAACTCTAACTGGTTCCATATTATTAGTATTATTAACATTATTTACAGCTGTCATAAAGGCATTAAAACCTTGCATGAAATTTCCATTTGGTGAATTATTTGGTTGATTTAAATTATTTGTAAATGTATGACTATTAATTATACCTGGAGGAAAGATAATATTACCATTATTTAAATTTATTGATAATTGTAAAGGAGGGAGTGTATTTAATGAATTATTAGAAGAATTATTATCTGAATTTGAAACTTCATTATTTACCTCTTCGATTGATTCTAATTCTGGCATATCACTATAATCCTCATCACTGTCTAATTCTGAATCATCTGAATCATTATTTTGATTTTGTGAATTAATATTAATAGAACTTAATTGGCCTAACATTTGAAATATATTACTAGGTAAACTGTTATTTGTAAAAGTATTACTAGAAAAATTATTAATTAAATTATTGTCAAATTCAACTTGAGAAATTACTTCCTTTGAAATTTCAATATTGTAATTTTTATAAAAATTTACAAGAAAATCATTTATTTCATCTATATTAGTTAATCCAGATCTATATAATTGTTTTTTTAATTCTTTAATAATTATAGTTTCATCATCAATTGTATCTAAATAGGAAATTCTAAAAGCGAATAAATCATCATATGTTAACGACATTAATAATATTAAAATAGAAAAAATATTTTAAATTCAATTTTTATTAAAATAATTTAATATTAATTATATAAATAATATAAAGACAAGTTAACATTAATAATAATAATGGAACTGCATAACATACAAAATAATAATTATAAATTATATTATGAAAATTTATTACAAATTACAAATAATCTAGACATTGAAAATAATTGGATAATAGATTTAATTAAAAAATATAAAAATGATTTATCTTTAACTGAAACAGAAAATATAGAAAGTTCTGAAAGTAAAGAATTAGAATTTTCAGAAGATTATTTATATAAAAAAACATGGAATAAATTATCTTATGTTCATAAAAAAATTAAATTAAAAGAATTTGTTTACAAACTACCAATAAAATATGAACAAGATAAAATTGAATTAGTAAAAACATTTTGTAAACTATTAAAAAGTAAACAATTAACTAAAAAAAATCAAGTTAATTATGATAAAATAAATGGACGTGTTGTATCTATTCCAGATTTACAATATAAAGATGGAAAATATTTTATTAAAAATAATATCTAAATATATTATATGGTTTTAACTATACTAAAAGAAAATAGCATATTTGATCAAATATTAGATTCGATTGAAACTATTTTACCATCTATACAAAATTTTTTAAGTAATAATAAAATATTTAAATTTTTGAAAAAAAATAAAAATACTATAAAAATAATTATAATGATATTATTAGCTTTTAGAGTTTTTTATCGAATACAATTTTTAAAAATTACCGAAGAAGCAGTTAATTTAAATTATAAATTAATTGGAATGGTATTTAATATATTATTAGTTTTCTATTCAATTATTAAACCACCTAAACCAGATTGTTCTAAATGTCAAAATTAATAACATTATTTTATTAATTTTAAATATTTATTTTTAACATTACAGGTGCATGATCACTACCCATTACATCAGTTAATATTTCTGACTTGATAACTTTATTTATTATTTTTTTTGAAACTAAAAAATAATCTATTCTCCAACCTTTATTTTTTTTTCTTGCATTGTGTAAATAAGTCCAAAAACTATACTCAATTTTTTCTGGATTAAAATGTCTATAAGTATCAATTAAATTAGTATCACTTAATAATTTTGTAAAACTATTTCTTTCTTCATCAGTAAAACCAGAATTTCTTTTATTTCCTTTAGGATTACTAATATCAATCTCTTGATGAGCTACATTTAAATCACCACAAACAATAACATTTTTTAAATTATTTAATTTTTTTATATATTTTCTAAATTCAACATCCCATTTTTTTACACGATAATCTAATCTTGCTAATGCTTGTCCTGAATTTGGTGTATAAACATGAACCAAATAATAATTATCATATTCTAATGTAATTAATCTACCTTCTTGATCTAATTCTTCAACATCCATACCATATTTTACATTTAATGGTTTCTTTTTTGAAAAAATAGCAGTACCACTATAACCATTTTTTGATAAGCAAGGACTCCAATATCTATACTTATAACCTTTAATTTTCTTTTTTAAAATTTCTTCCGTATTTAAGAAAGGACAACTTATTTTAGTTTCCCCAAAACAAATTACATTAGGATTTTCTTTTTTGATTAATTCAAATAAATCATTTTTTTTCATCATAGCTCTAATACCATTAATATTCCAAGCTATTAATTTTACTCTCATTAATTAATAATCATATATAATCTTTAAACTTTTAATTTACAATTTTTTTTAATTTAAAAGAATAAATAATATATTATAATAATGTTATATGCTCTATTTCATAATGAAAAATTAGTGGGACTTTTTGATTCTATTGAAAATGTTAAAGTTTTAATTAAAGGATTAGATAATTTAAATTTTGTTGAATCTAAAAACTTTTATTTAAAAGAATTTCATAATAATAGTTTATTATTTTCTAGAAAAATATCATTCAATAATAAAAATAGTAAAAAAGATAATAAAAAAAAAATTAATAATAATATTAAAAATGAGGAAAATGTTGAACAAAATAAAATTAAGGCAGAACTTGATAGAAAAATATTCTTATTAAATGAGCAAAAAGACAAAATAAAACAAAAAAAAACAGAGTATGATACAAATTTAAAATTATATGAACTTTTTTCAAATAAATTAAAAGAAGATGATAATTTTCAAATTCCTAAATTATTTATAGATAAATATAATTTATTTAAAAAATTAGATGATGAAAATAGATTAGAATTAAAAAATTTTTATACTGAATATAAACCACAAATATTAGATAATTCTTATATGGGAATGTTTATGCAAAATGAAGAATTATAATATTATATAAAAATATTTAATAATTTATATAATATTAAAATATCACTTAATATAAATGTATAGACAAAAAGATCTAGAAACTATTAAAAACAATATTAATGAAATAGAAAATAAAGCATTAGATATATTTATAAAGAATCATAATGATCCTACTATTAAAGAATATAATGATGTAATAAATATATTAAAAAAATTTTTTAAGAAAAATAACTTGATAGTTTATGGTGGATATGCACAAAATGATTTAATATTAAAAAAAAATAAAAATGATGGCTTTTATTCAGAAATTGATATGCCTGATTATGAAATATATTCACCTGATCCAATTAAACATGCAATGGAAATTGCAGATATATTATATGATAAAAAATATTTTAATCCTAAAGTTGATTCTGCTGTTCATGAAGGTACCTACAAAATTTATTGTAATTTAGTAAATTACTCAGATATTTCATACTTACCAAAAAAAATATTTGATAACATGCCAACTATAAAAATAGACGGTATTAGAATGACTCATCCACACTATATGATGACAGATGCTTATCGTGTATATTCTGATCTATTAACATCTGGTTTTAGATTAAGTAAAACATTTTTTAGAATGACTAAATTATTTGATTATTATCCATTAGATGATAATGCTGAATATAATATAATTGAATATAATGTTTCAAAAAAAATAGAAGAAATTAAAGAATTTATCAGAAAAAAAATTATACATCATAGTAAATTAATTGTTATCGGACATTATGCATTTAATTATTATGTAAAAAAAACTAAATTATCAAAATATGAAATTAAATCATTTCCATATTATCAATTAATTACTACAGATTATCAAAATGATGTAAAAAAAATATACAATATATTAAAAAAACAATATAGTGATATAAAAATAAAGGAGTATTATCCTTTTGTTTCATGGTGGGATAGAAGAATAGAATTTTCATACAAAAATCAAGTAATATTAAAGTTATATTCAAATAATAAAAGATGTGTACCTTTTAAAACATCTGATAAAAAATTTACATTATTTGGTACAATACAAACATTAATATATTTCATGTTAATCGATTACAATTATGCTATAGTTACTAAAAATAATGAATCTTATAATTATCTGGGGATGCTTGTAAAACTTTTCAAAGCTAGAGATTCATATTTAAATGAATTTGATCTAAGTGTATTAGATGATTCCCCTTTTAAAGAATTCACATTAAATTGTTATGGTAAACCAGTTGAAACATTAAGAGAAGCTACAATTGATGCAATAAAAAGAGTTAAAAGTGGTGGATCATTTAAACTATTCAGTTACTTACCAAGAGGTAATAAAGGTAAAGTACCTAATTTTAAATTTGAAGAAATAGGAGGTAATGAAATTAAAGATAAAAAACAATTAACAAAATTAAAATAATTTAATAGATATTAATTTAATAAAATATAATATCTATTATTATATAATATGTCAGAAAACATAGATTTAACAATTAATGGTAGAATATTTCCATCATGGGTGCTAATGAATTTTAAAAAATATCAATTACCTGAAATATTAAGAAAAGATGGGGAAGATCCATGTAAAGAAACATTTAAAAAAGAACTTAATAAATACCAAGAATTTATTGGACAATTTTTAAATTATAAATCACCTTTCAAAGATATATTAGTTTATCATGGTTTGGGTTCTGGTAAAACAGTTACTGCTATAAATTTATATAATGTTTTATTTAATTACACTCCTAAATGGAATGTTTTTCTTTTAATACCAGCTTCACTAAAAAATGATCCATGGTTAAAAGATCTTAAAGAATGGATTAAAGATAAAGAAAAAAAGAAAAGAATGGATAATATATACTTTATACATTATGACTCACCATTTGCAGATAGAGATTTTTTAGAAATAGTAAAAAAAACAGATAGTTCTAAAGAAAATTTATTTATTTTTGATGAAGCACATAATTTTATTAGAAATGTTTATAATAATATATCTACAAAAAATGGTAAAAGAGCACAAGTTATTTACGATTATATTCAACAAGAAAAAAAAGAAAATTATAATACTAGAATTGTAATGTTATCTGCTACACCTGCTATTAATACTCCTTATGAATTTGCATTAATATTTAATTTAATGAGACCAGAATCATTTCCAGATAACGAAGCAATATTTAGTCAAATATATATTTCATCGACTAATTATCAATCACTAAATGAAAATACTAAAAATATGTTTCAAAGAAGAATAATGGGATTAGTATCCTATTATATTGGTGCCACACCAGATAAATATGCTACTAAAACAGTTCATTATAAAAATATATTAATGGATAAATATCAAGAACGTGTTTATAATCATTTTGAAAAAATAGAAGAAGAGAAAGAAAAATTAAGTTTAAGATTTTCTAGAGGAAAAGTAGGAAAAACAACTTCCACTTATTCAACTTATACAAGACAATCATGTAATTTTGTTTTTCCACCTATTAATAAAAAAATTTATGGAGAAACAAGACCTAGACCTGGACAATTTAGAAAAAAATTAACTGATGATGATGCCAATACTATCGATGAAGGTAAAGATATTGATAAAAAAACTGCTTTAATTATGGAAAAAGAAGTGGTTAAAGAATATGATAAAATTATAAAAGAATATGTTAATGAACTTATAAATTATTTTAAAGATATATATCGAAAAGATAAAAGAAAAAATTATACTATGAAAGATGATGTTAAAAAATTTTTTAATAAATATAACGGTAGTTTCCAAGAATTTATGAATAATGAAACAAAAAAAAGTAGTTTATTACAAATGCTATATATGTGTTCACCTAAAATGGTTACAATAATATTCAACATATTAAAATCACCTGGACCAGTATTGTTATATAGCAATTATGTATTAATGGAAGGTCTACAAATTTTTAAAATATATTTGGATTTTTTTGGATTTGTATCTATTGATAATGATAAAGAATTTAAATTAAAAAGTAAAAAAAAATTAAGTAAAGATGGATTTAGATATATGGAATTTCATGGAGGTATTGATACAAAACTTAAATTTAAAAATAAAGAAATATTTAATAAATCAGATAATAAAAAGGGAGATATAATTAAATTAATTATGATTTCACCTGCCGGAGCTGAAGGTATAAATTTGTCTAATGTTAGACAAGTACATATTTTAGAACCATATTGGAATGAAGTTAGAATAGAACAAGTTATAGGTAGAGCAATTAGACAATGTCAACATAAAGATCTTCCTATGAAAGATAGATTTGTTGATGTTTTTAGATATAAAATGGTTAGAAAAAATGGAAAAGAAACATCTGATGAAAAAATGGAAAATATTTCTAGAAAAAAGAATAACTTATTGATATCATTTATTGAAGCTATTAAAGAAATTGCAGTTGATTGTGAATTATTTAAATCACATAATATGATGGGAACTAAATATAAATGTTTTAAATTTAATGAAGAATCTTTATTTGAAAAACCGATTGGTCCTGGATATCAAAAAAATTTAGATTTTGATAGTAAAATAAATAATGGACTAAATTCAAAAGATTCATTAATTAAAAAAATTAAAGTAAGAGAAATTGAAGCTGTAACTAAAATAGATGATAAATCATATTCCAGCAAAGATAAATATTGGTATTTCGAAAAATCAGGAACAGTTTATGATTATAAATTACATTATCCAGTTGGTAAAATTATAGATAACAATAAGTTGGATAAAAATACATATATCATTGAAAATAAAATAAAAATACCTGAATTTAAATTATATGATTAAATATCCATATTATCAATATTATTAATTTTATAATTTGTAGAATTATTACTTTTTTTTAATATACATGTTCTAACTAATTCATTATATCTTTCTCTATCATTAACATAATTTATTGCAGCATCTCTATTAGCAGGACTATTTGGATTTGGATCTTCTAATAACGATCTTAATGAAATTAAAACTTTTATTATATTTAAAGCAGGTGCCCATTGATTTTGTAATATATCTACACAAATTTTACCATCACGATAAACATTAGGATGATAAATTTTACTTGGATCTAAAAATCTTACAGAGGGTGGTTTTATTGGATAATTTTCATTAAATTGAATTAAAATGTCATACACACCTTTTTCAAAAGGTGTATTTTCAGGACCTTTGATTCTAGCTATCCAAATCATCATATCATCTGTTGGATTTATTTCAATTCCACATAATTCATTATCATTTTTTGAATTTTTACTTTTTTTTATCATTCTTAATTCACCTACTAATCTTCTATATAATCGGCCATTCGAACTTTTATTCTTAATCATTTATATAATTATTAATAAAATAATTAAATAAATAATACAAAATTCATTTTTTTTTAATTACCCATTTGAAAGTCCATTCCCATTTGAGGAGCCATTTGTTGACCCATTTGTTGAACCATTTGTTGACCCATTTGTGGAGCCATTTGTTGATTCATATTCATCATATTATTTTGTAATCCATTCATTTGTGATAAATTAGATGTAGGAACTCTACTAAGTTGAGCTAAATTTGATAAATCAAAATGTTTTTTTTGATTACCTCTAGGATCAAATGCATGTTGAAAATTTTCATTAAAATTAGCAACAGGTACAGCATGTTCTACTAACATTGGATCAATTTGAGATGGTGATAATTGCATACTTTCCATACCTTGCATACCTTGCACACCTTGCATACCTTGCATACCTTGCATACCTTGCATACCTTGCATACCTTGCATACCTTGCATACCTTGCATACCTTGCATACTTTCCATACCTTGCATACCTTGCATACCTTGCATACCTTGCATACCTTGCATAGGCACAGATGCATTAATAATATCCATCATTTCTTCAGTTGTTGTACCATCGGTATTTTTAGATCTTTTTTTACTATTTTTCTTCCCTCTTTTACTTTTAGCAATTGATCTTTTTCCACCTTTATGATTATTTTTAGACTTTTTAGTCATATATTAATTAGTAGAAAATTTTTTTAAATATATTTTTTATTTAATATAAATATATTAAATAAAATTATAACTTTTTTATTTCTTTTAATGCAGCTTTTAATTTTTTATTTTCTTTTTTTAAACTTTTTATTTGGCTTTCATACTTCTTTTTAATAGTTTCTGTTAGTTCTTCTTTTAAATCTGAAAAGGACATTTTTTTAAAAAATATAGTTTTGTCTATTTGTACAGACCAACTTAATGAACCATTTTGACAAATTATATATTTCATTTTAGGATCTATTTTAGCTAAAAAACCACCTAATCTAAATTGTTTTTCATTAGTTTCTGGATTAAAAGTAAAATATCTAATATGTGTTCCTATTTCAACTTGAGTAATATCTTCGACTTGACTATATTCTTCTAATTTTTTTTTTATATCTGCTGGAGATAATGATTCTTGATATGATTTTCCTTTTTTTTTATAAGTTGTATCACGAGATAACCTTTTTGTTATCTTTTTATCCATATAATTAATAATGAAAATAATCTTTTAATCATTTAAAAATCAATATTTTTATATATAAATTATTCATGATTATTCAAAAAGGATAAAAATAATTTTTTATAATTATCACTTTGTGTCTTATGATTTTTATAGAATACATAATTACTATTAAATGATACTACATTTCTTTTAAAATTTTTATTTCCTAATACCATTAAATCTCTATTTCGTTT